ACCATGATTCCCAGTCAGGAAACTCAGGATTCTTACCAAAGTCTTTGTAGAGCTTGTGCAGGTAGTTGAATCCACGCGGTGTACTAATAAATAAACACCAACCTTGGCGATCTGCTAGTGTAGGTCTTAAATACATTTCGTATGTGTTACGTGGGATAAGTGCTGCTTCATCTATTATCAAATAATCAATGCCAATGTTAAAAAGTGAATGGGAAACCCATTCAGCCATCTCCAATTAAAGAATCGACTGCGTCAGCCGATTTTACAACTATTTCACTATTTAAGCCTGCGAGCTTCATATAGTATAAATCACCAGAAATCTCTTTCTTGCTTTCTAATGGCAGTTTTAGTTCTGTCATTACAATACGCTTTACCTCACGTGCAATCTTATTTGCCAGTGAGTAGTTTGGTCCTACAATCCAACCACGTGTGTTGGGTGTGAGCAGCCAAGGCATGATCTCATGCGCTGCCATGTAGGATTTTCCACTACGTCTGCCCATTAAACAGACGCGATACCTAGCTTTACTGTTATGAACGGCCAACTGCTGTGGAGTCGGTTGGTATCCCAAAATCCTCCATAGCTTTTGCTTGTTCAGTATTGACTTTATCAATCGGATTATCCTCGAAACCGCACTCTTTTAGCACTGTTTCTAAATTACCTGTCATGTCTACAGCGGTTTTATCTGTCATTCCAAGATAATTCTTGGCCATGAAGATCTGCATAGCAATTGAGTTGTTTTCCATTGCGCTGACCCACATGGATCTGCGCAGTTTGAACTTCATCTCTTCTTTACCAGCTTCTACCTTTGCTTTGAAATGTTTGCGTATTGTACCTTCGGACACTTCAAAGTATTTGCCGATTTCGATGTAGTTGCAGCCAAAACTAGCAAGCATTTTTACCTTTTCAGGATCTATTTTCTTTGTTTTCTTATCCATCCTTATTAGAGCTTTCGATGACAGCTTTTATTTTAATTAAAGTCCTGCGCCAATATTCTTTGACTGAGGACTCGGTTATTTCCATCTCTTTTGCTATGTCAACAAACGCATGTCCACGAATACGTTCTTTAAACACTCGTAGCTCTTGTGGAGACATACGATCGTAGAACTGGTGCGCTGCGAGTTGTAGGTGGCGCAGGGATGGTTCGATCAAACCACTTCGGAAAACTAGAATCATTGTGTGGTAGCGATCTGCGCGGTCGATAGCATGAAGCCACTTGTCAGTGTTCTCATCTGTTAGGTTACTCCAGACTTCTTCCATATCGTAATTTACAAACAGGTGTTGACAAAAACGAAGAGGAAAATTTTAAGACGCGGTAAGTGGCATTTTGAGAGGTTTGCCTTGGTGCATCCAAGGTCTATTATACATAATGTATATTATGCGAAATACTAAGTGTTAATATTGTTGAAGTTAGCATTTTAAAATTTGTTAGTTTGACTATTTGACATTATGCGCCAACTTTCTTTTTGTTTTTACTTTGACTCAATATTTTTATTTATGCAAGTGTTGACACGTATTAATAATATTAGTATACTTTAGAGCGGATTGAGAGCCGCAAGAGAGTAATTAAAACAAACAAAAGAGAGAGTAATATAATGAATATTAAAACAAAACATGCAATCGCAAAAGCTATAGAAACATTCATGTATGACACTGGATTGTGTCAGGATACAAGAATTTACTTTAGTAATAAATGTTATAATTATGATTCTAATGGCAAAAAAACAATTATAAAAAATATTGTTGGTTCGGATTATTGCCAATTTAGCAATGATGAAACAATTACAATGACTTTTGAAGGTCCTTTATGTGATGTCATTAACTATGAGTTTGGCCGCGCAAATCAAAAATGGTATGCTTTTTTACAGTCTATAGAAGATAAGTATGGATATTATACTGAGATGGGTTATCACTGGTCATTAACATTTTACGAAGTATAAAAAGAGAGAGTAATAAAATGAAGTATTTAAGAGCATTTGAATTAAAAATATTAGCACCAACCAACTACCGAGGAACACGTTTAAAAATAATGGATTTACGCTCAAGTAATGCAAATAATACATTACATAAATCTGTTACATTAAACTGGGATTATAGCTGCAATACTATTGTAGACCAAGCGCAGCAATATTTTAAAAAGATAGGAATTAAAATAGATTATCATGCTTGGGATTTTAAAAACGATAAATGTTTTTTAATGACTAATGATTTTACAACACAACTAACAAAAGAGAGAGATTAAAAAATGAGTAATTACTTAACAAACACAAACAGCAAAATAAAAAAGACCGCACAAATTAACGGCGTGCGCTTGTACGAGTTTAATTTGCCAGCCGTTTCAAGCTGTCCATTTGCGGACAGTTGCAAGGCCATTTGTTACGCTGACAAAGGAACGTTTAAATATCCAGTAGTCCAAGCAAAATATTTTGCAAACTATGAACTCACAAAAGACACTAAACTATTTATAAAAACTATTCATAATGAATTAGCAAAAAAGCGTGTTGAGTTTGTGCGCATTCATTCGAGCGGCGATTTTTACAGCTTAAAATATTTACGCACTTGGATAACAATTGCCGTAAATAATCCTCACATTGTTTTTTATGGATACACAAAAAGTGTACCATTTTTTAAATCTGTAACACCGCCGCCAAATTTTATATTTTGTTTTTCTACAGGTGGAAAAATGGACCACTTAATAAAAGACACTGATAAACGCGCTGTAATATTTGATACTAAAGAGGACCTAAAAAAAGCGCGGTATATTGATTGTAGCGTAAATGACATGAAAATGATTGCTACAAATAGAATAGGACTTATTAAACACTAACTGATGAAGGCGGAAGGCCAGAAACGGCGCATTTTTGCGCCGTCTTAGTCAAACAAACAAAAAGGAAATAAAACAATGATAAAAGCAAAAACAAAAGCACAAAAACAGCAAGATCAAACTAAACTAGAACAGGCCGCGCATAAATGCGCTGAAATGATAAATAGTTTCGTGCGTGAATTATGGGAAAGTGAATTTAGGTTAGACTGGATTTACGTAAATACTATTAACCAAATGCAACAATTGGATTCGGATTATCAAAACGCAAAAAAAACGCAAGAAGAAGGATTTACTTTTACTAGTTATGAAGAAGATAAAGACCATAAAGAATGGAATAATTCAACGCATATAGATAGATATAAATAAATCCATACTGAAGAGCGCGGTTAATTACCGCGCGAAATACCGCCCTATTTGCGGCGGTATCTATGGAAATTAAAAAAGGTTGAAACATGCTTAAAACATTAGAAAAAATCGCGCATATTTATTTAATAATATGCGTTTTAGTTTGGTTAGTTCAATGTATAAATATTTAAAAGGATCTTTTTATTTATGTTTAATTTTGCTTTTTGTTGGATTGTTACCAATAAAACACACCAAACAAAATAAAAGATCATTCACAAAAATACATGCCAACTATTTTACATTTATTCCATTTTTTGCGCTTTATTACGCGTTTAAACTCATAAAAAAAGAATTGGAATAAATAAACCAGCAAACAGAAAAAAAGCCGCGCATATAGCGCGGTTTTTTTTTGCCTAAACATACCAAAACAAACAAATAAAACGCGCGTTTTTTGCGCAAATTAAACACTAAAAATACAAATTCTTTTGATCATTGCAGCCGCTTCAAATACTAGTTTAAATATATACTTTTTTTTAGGTCCATAAATCCTATTATACATAATCTTTTTTATGCACATATTGTTTTTTTGATCACTTTTTTTTGCATTTTTGCTTGATTTTTGAACACTTTTTTTGAATCATATTTGGCTATTATATTTTAGGCGCAGGGTAATTTTATATTTTGCACTCATGGTAATTTTTGTTTTTTGATTTGTCGGTTGCGCCATGACAACTTGGCGCGGTTCTTAATTTTCAAAAAACACTTATCCAACTGGCTAACTCTAGTGTCATGCCACCACTCCAAAACCAGCGCACAATGAGTCTCGCCACGTATGTTTTGAGCAAACTCGCAGTAATTCTCTTTCTTATCCGAAAGTACGCACTTTTCAGGGTAAATCATCGATACGAAGAATATGCAGAATATGAAGAATATGAAGAATATCTCTCTCTCTCTTCTCTATAAACTGCGTAATTCAAATTCTGCTTTTTAGTGTTGACCGAAATATCAAATTCTGCATATTCTTCATTTTCTGCTTTTCTGCTTAATCAAGAAAATCATCTAATTCAGTAGTTACTTTACAATAATGCCCATGTTCAAGTTTACGAATAAGACCTTGACTCTCCATTTTTCTTAACCAATTATAAACGGCTGCATTGCTTGTTAACTTCATCACACTTTCCAGCGCAGCAGCAAACGCAGTGGTACTAAAATTATGACCATCTGTCATAACCGCAGCAAGCACGCGTTCTTCATTAGACTCCTTCGGATCGCTATACCAATACATCTCATTTTTCGGCAACGGCTTCATATATTTAAAATACAATTCACGCCGATCCTCTTCATCAATATTAATCATCTTAATCCCAACTGGTACATTATGCAACTCATTATGACTGCGCACCTTCGTTATCTTCATTACCTTCAATCCAGGAACACGCCTAGCATCGGCCATCTGCACCAAACAATCCAAGAAGTTAGAATACGCAGATCCACCCAGCAACTGTGATACATCTAGTGGAGTCATCTCACCAATCTTCTTATGATGCGACACCAACACAATAGCCACCTTATGCTTCTTCTTTATATTTACAATCTTACGCAGTAACTCCATTATATCCG